ACGTGATCCATGAACGTAACGAGGAGTTTCTGTGGAGACCCAGAACCCGGTAGATCAGCACTGGATGGCTACGAGCACGTTGGCACGTGGTTGTCCATAAGATTTACTGACGATGAAGTGGCGGCGCGCAAGCGCCTCGCTAACCGGCGTTGGTATCAGCGTGTAAAAGCGAAGGACATAGTATGCACAATCAAGCACAAGCTTTAGTATTGTTCGGTCAAGTCGCGGGCTGGCTCGCTTACATGCAAGCTGTGGCTGCGATACTAGGTTGAGCTGAGGCGGCGTGCGACGAGGGGAGACCATCTGTGGTCAGAACCCGGCGCCGCCTTCACGCAATCTTGCGAGGAGTAATGACAATGTGGTACACATCAGGATCAGGGCGCATTGAACTAAAGCTAACGAGAGAGCAAGCAATGTGTGGCTCACACATGGGCGCGTGCGATGGGGACGTTGCATATTTGCGGACGCTTCCTGCAATTCGCCGTCAGCTTGACAAGCTGGAACCCGCGGTAGTCGCAGAAGAGCTTAAGGAATATGGCTCATGGGATGAAACCGAGTTAGCAGACCATGATGAAAACTTGTCCCGCCTACTCTGGCTGGCGTGCGGCGACATAGTGGAGGAGTTACCCGGATGATACGAGGCGAAAGCGATTTATATGGAGGCTTTGAGCCTATGCCGGGAAATGGAAAGGCCATGAGAGACATCAGCATATGTGCGAGCAAGACGCCCAGCGGCCATGTGCCGGGGCGCAGCAGTATATCGCGGGAGGAACAAAGGCGACGTTCGCTTGCCTTCCTTGCAGCGCGAGATGATGAACGCCGCCCGGTTCCCCTGCTAGACGAGGATTGGGATGAATTGCCTATCAACCTCAGGGAGTTAGTACAATGAAAACCTTTACTTTGACAATCAACTACGGTCCCGGCGTCAGCCAGGTGCACGAGTTCAACCGCGGCACGGATGCAAATGCCGCGTTCCTATCCGCGTATGATAGTGGGGCAAGCTGGGGCGAGCTACATAACAACGAGCTGAAACGGACTATTTTCGTTTTTGGCAAAAAGAAACTTGACAAAAACGAGGAACAGGTCGAGCACGAAGGGCTTTGAGGATATGCACGCAGCACTCATTGAAATATCTCGGCCACATCGCCATATGTTCGGAAGGGAACATGACTACTTTGTGGCACTAACGGTTTGGTGCTGGCACATAAACGGCGTCGACCCATACTACTGGGGAGCATAAAATGGACCCTGACGCGAACCTGCTGGAACAGCGGCAGATAGTGCAGCGCATGTTAAGCGCGGACGAGGTAGACATCTCGGACGCGCTTAGGCTTGCCGAATTAGTTAAAGACTTGGACCACTGGCTTTCAAAGGGCGGGTTCCGGCCGCATAGATGGAGAGTAACATGACACCTGTAATTTTTAGGGTAAATAAAAGTGGCCCCTATAAGGGCGACGTGACGGCGGTGTTCCCTACACTATACGCGGCGGGCGGTCTTATGAGCTGTTACGCGCATGTGGGGCAACATTCCGGTTGCTCTTTGGCGTGGTATCGGACAACACGCCTGGCCACGGCGGAGGAGTGCGTCGACCTTTTAACAGAGCTTGTTCAGATCGGATATAATGATCTGAAAATTTACAAGAGGCGAGTTACATGAGATACAGGAAGATCGTGCGGGACGGCGCCGGATTTGGCGTGCAAGAGCTTGACGCATATGGAGACCTAGTTTTTCTTAACGACGAACCGCTTCCATCAGCCCATGCGGCGAAAAACTGGATGCGTCACCATGACGCGGGCAAGACAACAAACTGGGAAGCACTTCGCCGCAATTGGGTGCTTGGTGTTTATGACACTGTAGAGGAGGAGAGCGAGTGAACGCAGGAGAACGCTTTGACATCAGACCACAGGCCAAAAAGGCCAAGTGGCGCAGGGCCGCCAGTCCTCTAGACGACGCGCGGCGCGAAGTGTGCCGCGCCTATTCCGCGTTCTACGCGGGCGCGGACAATCAACATGATGTGTTCAAGGCAGAGCTTGTGCTATATGATCAGCTTAAACTTGTGGTCAAAACACGGGACGACAAGGCAGCAGTGTAATGTACAACTATATTATGTAGTTAAAGGGGCTTGACAACAGGCCCCTTTTGCTTCAGACTGGAAGCTTGCAACTTTTTTAGGAGCAATCATGTCCGATTTAACAGACCGGCGGGGTAAGACGCATGGCGCTTGGCGTCAGACAGCCGGGTGTACACAGGCCATAGAGACGGCCCTGCTTATATGGCGCACGGCCAGTCTTCAGCCCCATCACCGAGAGGCACTCCATCAAATTGCTGTGAAGCTGGCCCGCATCAACTGCGGCGACCCTGACTTCCCAGACCACTGGGATGATATCGCGGGGTATGCTGACGAGACGGCCAAGCTGTGTTCTAAATGAATAAACCCAACCCCTACGAGGAATACATGCGGGAGGAGGCGGAAACGCTTCCTGCCGTAGTTCCGCTTGCCCCTGTAGAAACGATGCCGGAAGAGTTTTCCCGGTCCACTATGCTCGCGCTGCGCACACAGCAAGAGATACTTGAGATGAAGCTAGACCCTGACGACCAGCACTATGAGGCTGAGCTGAGGGCGAAAACAGCTATGGCGGGGACCCAGATAAATGCGCAGTTGAAGTCAGACGAGCAGCGCCTAAAGAGGCAGATCGCCTCCATAAGCTATTATGCAGAGCTTAAGAAGGCCCTCGAAGACTTCCGCGCCAGCAGGAGGGAATAGCTTGGCAACTGACAGAGACATCGCAATCGGGTTCCTTACGCGCGTTCTGCCTGCCGAGGGTCCCTACGCGCTTCGATCTCCATATAAGCCGGGCAAGGCGCCGAACCACGTAGAGTGGGCGGGCAATGTAACTGAGCTGTGGGACAAGATGTCGCAGCATGGTGACGTTAACTGCTTTTACTCTACAGCGGCTTTCAAGGATGACACGTCGCCAGATGCGGCCAATGTTCGGGCAAAGCGCACGTTCTACTTAGACGTAGAGGGAGACAAGGAACACTTTAAGAATGGTGCGGGGTATGATGGGCAGACCGCAGCCATAAAAGCGGTTATTGAGTTTTGTCAAGCTGTCAACCTGCCGTGGCCTGGTTTCGTACTATCTGGTGGCGGTGTGCATGCCTATTGGCCGCTCGACGGGGACATCAGCCCGGCAGTGTGGCAGCCATATGCGTCTGGCCTTAAGGCCGCGTGTAAGGAGAAGAAACTTATAATTGACCCAGCAATACCTGCTGACGCGGCTCGTATTCTGCGCTGTCCTGGTACGTTCAACTGCAAGAGGGAGCCTAAGACCGAGGTTACGATCCACGACGTTTTCTTCACGCTAGGCCCGTACAGCCTCGACGAGTTCGCCCCGCTACTATCATATGCCCCAGAGGTTAAAGGGCTGCCAGCGGTCTCCCCAGAGGCCCGCTTTGAGGGCTCCGCCGCACTAAACGATCAGACTGCCGCGTATTATGGCGATGCCCTTGCCTCTATCCCGAACGATGACAGTGTGCCCTATGATACTTGGCTCAAGATCGGCATGGCCGTGTTTGAGCTTGGCTGGGGTGACGTGGGACGCCAGATGTGGCATGACTGGAGCATAAAAGCGCCGAAACACAAGGAAGAGGAGTTTGACAACGCATGGAACGGATTTCTAAAATACCGGGAGACGCACCTGGACAACCTAGTGACGCCGGGCTCGCTGATCCACTTCGCCAAGGAAACGGGGTGGACAACCCCAGTTGGTATCGCGCCCCCGATATCTGCTACTGCCCCCTTTGTACCGCCGCCCGAGCTTTTGCAAAAGGCGGAGAAGGGGGACAGGTACGAGCTGCACAGCGCGAGGGTGAACGCGCAAGGTCCGCTAATGACGGGCAAGGACGGTAGCGGCTTCGCGGAGAACAAATGGCGTAACGCGACCTGGGCGCTTGTTAAGTTGGGTGTGCGCGGCCGCTGGGACGAGTTTTCAAACAACAGTGAAATCAAGTTTCCCGGCAGGCCGTGGGAACAAATTTCCAGCCGCACGGACAGCGACGCCAGACGCATGATAATGGAGGTGTGTTGTGGATCAGACCAAGGCAAGCATGCCGTCGAACAGGCTCTCGACGAACTCTGCGGTAACGTGGGGCGATATCATCCAATACGGGAACACTTACACGGACTTCGAGATTGGGATGAAAAGCCCCGGCTGGACACCTGGCTCATTGATTACTGCCACGCTAGCGACACTCCTCTTAACCGATTTTATGGTGCCGCAGTCCTCGTCGCGGCTGTCCGCCGCGCACTTACCGACAGAATAATACGTTTTGACCACATGCTCGTACTAGAGGGTGGCACCGGCATAGGCAAAAGCTCTGTAGTCGAGATACTCGGGCGGGGCGCCGCGCCGGAGGGCTGGTATAAAAACCAAGAGATAAATTGGTTAGACCCGCGCTCCTCTGTAGAGGCGCTGCGCGGCGCCTGGTTCTACGAGTGGCCTGAGTTGAAGGGGCACGGCAAGCAGGCGGAGAACCACATCAAGAGCTGTTTGTCTAGTCCCATAGACAGCATACGTATGGCATACGATCGGAGGGTCACTAGCTCGCCCCGGCGAGCCATACTTATCGCCACGACAAATTATGGCAGTGAGTACCTTACTGACCAGACGGGCAACCGGCGCTACTGGGTGGTAGACTGCGGTAGCAACAAGTTTAGGCTGGATGAACTGCGCCGGGATCGTGACCAGCTATTTGCTGAAGCACTGGTGTGGGAGAAGGAAGGGAGGATGGGCGCGTATCTTGATACGCCCGAAGAGTTGGCGTCGGCGGAAAAAGCAGAACTTGAGCCTCGCACTACGGTGCCCCATTTAGTCGACTTCATCTCTCCCCTTACAAGCGGCGACGTGGAATTTCTAACGATGCACGACGTAAAGACTAGCACTTGGATGGCTAACCAAGGTGCGGCGAGGGATCAGGACATAGCTGCCGCGCTGCGCTGGCTTGGCTGGGAGCAAGACAAGTACAACAATTACAAGCTGCCAAATGGCGAACGGACGAGACGGTGGCGAAGGGTGGAAGCATGAGAACCCTCATTCTTGACGCGGAAACATTCTACGCCCAGGACTTCACTTTGTCGCACATGACAAACGAGGAGTATGTGCGCGATCCTCGGTTCCAGACCCTTTGCCTCGGAGTAAAGGCGTTCGGCCTGCCTGATATGCTGATGTGCAGGGGGCCGGAGGAGGTAGCCAGGTGGTGTGCTGCGCAGGACTGGAGCGACATCGCGGCTGTCATGCACCATGCCCAGTTTGACGGTTTCATACTTTCGGAGATTTATCATGTCCGTCCAGGTTTCATATTTGACACCCTCTCGATGGCTCACGCGGTTAATGGACCCCTCGAACCCGCTTCGCTCTCGGCCCTGGTGGCTAGGTGTGGCCTATCTGAGAAAACCGTTCCTTATAATTACTTCAAGGGAAAGCGATGGGAGCAGATGTCCGAGCAGCTACAGCAAGAGCTGTGCGACGGATGCGCACACGACTGCGAGCTTACCGAAGACATCTTCAAACGACTGGTACAAGATTTTCCCCGAGATGAACTTGAGATCATAGACCAGACGGTGCGCATGTACACGGAGCCTCGCATGTGGGGCGATATAGAGCTGTTTGAAAAGCTTGCGCTAGAGGAGGAGGGGCGCAAGCGGGAGCTGCTCGCCGCGCTTAATGTGCCGCTGAAGGCCCTATCCTCTAACGCCACGTTTACCCGCCTGCTGGAGGCGTTTGGTGAAGAGGTGCCTAGCAAGCCTGGAGCTAAGGGGCCTATCCCTTGCGTGGCAGCATCGGACGCCTATATGATAGACAACATGGACCGGGATGACGCAGTGGGCCAGCTTATACGCTGCCGCATGGATGTCAAGAGTACCATACAAGAGACGCGCGCCGGACGCCTGGCGGGGATGGCCCGCCGCGGCCCGCTGCCGGTCTACCTGAAGTACGCCGCTGCCATGACCATGCGTTGGGGAGGCGGGGAGAAGACAAACATTCAGAACCTGCCCCATGATGGCCCGATGCGGTCGGGGCTTTGCGCGGAGAACCCTAATGGAACAGTGGTCTGATAGGCTTACAATAGACGACGTGGAGGCTGTAATGATAAGCTGGAATGCGTATTTTAACATGTTGGTGCGACGCATGGTGGCTGATGGCTGGCTGGTGGAGGATGCTATTGACGCGGCAAATGAGCAAATGAGAGCAATGGCGGAGAACCCAAATATCAAAAAACTGCCGTAAAATTTTTTGGAGAAACACGGAATGGGTAACAGCCTCTTCGCCCTAGATTTCAGCCAGATCGAGTACCGCATCCTGTGCGGGCTGGCGGGGCAGCAGGACAAGCTGGACGCGCTTGCCGCGGGCCGGGACCTGTACTGCGAGTTCGGAACCAAGCTGTTCAAGCGTCCCATCACCAAGGCAGATCGCAGCGAGCGTCAGTTCAGCAAGACCGAGGGCATCCTGTCGTGTGGCTATGGCAAGGGCAAGGACAAGGCGGCGACCCAGGCGAAGGCCAAGGGCTTTGACTTCCCCCGCGAGGTGACTGATGCCACGGTGGACGAGTACCGGGCGTCGCATCCCCGCGTAGTGCAGTTCTGGAAGACGTGTGACGCGGCCCTGCCACATATTGCCTCAGGGGAAGACTATCAAATTGTCAATACCCCCTTGACATTTTCAAACAAACACCTCATACTACCAAATGGACTGAAGTGCCGGATGGAGCTGGCATGGGCGCCGGAGGTTAAGTCATGGTTCAGGAAAGTTTACAGAGGCCCGATGGCCGCGTCCGGGGACAGTGTGGATACTCTGCGGAGCAAGGGCTATACGAAATACTGGGGTGGGGGTTTGACAGAGTTTACCTGCCAAGCGCTATCACGGGTGCGCCTCTCCGAGTTGATGTTACACGCGCGCCGCTCCCTGGGCATACGCCCTGTGTTTTTAGTCCACGACGAGTACGTAGGCCTCGCACCGGATGACCAGTGCCAGGAGATACTCGACACGCTTATAGAGTTTGCCAGGCGCCCGTCACCGTGGTGGCCTGATGGACCTCCGTTTGACGCGGAGGGTATGGTTATGAAGAGGTACGCACACTAGAGGAGAGATACATGGCTGACCATACATCTGAAGGGCTAGTATATAACATCGAGGAGGACCACGAAGAACTACAGTTTATACACGAGGTGTTCGCTGGGGTACTTGGCGGCATCATCGAGCAGGTGCAGGAGGTGTACGTGCGCAGCGAGATTGCTAGGGGACTGACCTTGGTGGCGACACCTTGCTGGGACCACTTGGAAGCTCGGCAGGCCATCGAGGATGAACATAACTATTGGTTCAACAATTACTAAACTTATTAGGAGAAAACACATGCCATTGAAATCAGGGAAGAGCAAGAAAGTCGTATCGGAAAACATCTCCGAGTTCCACAAGGGCAAGACCTTCGCTAAGACAGAGGCGAAGTTTGGCAAGGAGAAGGCCGACAAGCAGGCAGTGGCGGTCGCCATGAGCAAGAAGAGGAAAGCGAAATGACGGCCTGGGAGCTGGGCTTCTCTATCGGCATAACCACCGGCTTTATGGTTACTAGCCTGGTGTATGCAGTGCTACGTCTTACGGCGCTTGCATGACCCCCGAGGGTGAGGTAAAGCAGGAGGTACTGCGTGGACTGGCGGGCATTGGGGCTTACTACTTCATGCCCGTCCAGACCGGCTTCGGCAAGCGCACGGTAGACATACTGGCCTGCTACAAGGGACGGTTCATAGCCATCGAGTGTAAGCGCGCCGAGGGCGGGGTGCTTACGAAGATACAACGGGACGTGCTGCGTACCGTTGAGGCCTGTGGTGGCATCGGGATAGTGGCCCGGTGCTGGGGAGATGTAATGGAGTGGCTACCATGACTGTTGATGAACTTCGCAGGAGTTTAATAGATGTTGATGGCGCCCTTGAAGTGTTCACTTATGACGGTGAAACTTTTTGGGGAAAAACAGACGGTGTAATAATAGGAAGGTTATCACTCGACAGAATAGATTGGCGGAATCACGTGATAGTGGATGACAAGGACGAAGGAGTAACAGTGTTATTAATATCATAGAGAGGTACTACCATGATCGAAGTAATTAGATGGGTTGTAGCCTTCACGTTCCTTATGTTCGCCACGTACTGCTACGCACTATTAATATATGGCATGGGTCTAGGTATCCTGCACGTTTGGAACAGCTAGTGATATGCAACGACAAGTTTATCATCTATGAGGGCGACGAGTGCGCGACACCGGGGCTTGCTGCCCTGGTGGCCGTCTCCGCCAACGGGTACTGCGCAGTCGAGCGCACCTATTCCAACATCCTCAAGCTGGAGGCTCTTGACCTTGACACGCCCGATCCGATGGAAGACTATGAGTGGCCGTGTCAGCCGGGGGCCGAACCCTTCATCACTCAAAAGCAGGTATCCTCATTCATGGTTCGGAACCCACGCTCGTTCGTCGTATCGGACTTGCGTACAGGTAAGACCAGGGCTTCACTTTGGGCTGCGGACTGGCTCATGTCTACTGCCGCGCGACAGCTACGCTGTCTTGTCCTTTCTGACATCAATGCGCTGGAGGGCACTTGGGCGAATGAAATCACGACGCACTTCCTTGGTCGCCGGTCCTTCGAGATGCTGCACCACGCGCAAGCGGAGAAGCGCCTTGTTGCACTGGACAGGGAAGCCGATTTCTACCTGTGCAACCCAGATGGGTTACGCATGGGGAGACCCAAGAGGGTGGTCGAGAAGACGCCAGAGGGCAAGATAAAACGGGTCTACCACTCGGAGCCATCGGGCTTCTATGCGGCTCTGCTAGCCAAGAAGTTCGACATCATAATCTTTGACGAAGCTACAACATATCGTGAAACAGGAACGGAGACCTTCAAATGCGCTTTACAGTTAAGCAAGATGGCATCGTTCGTCTATTTGTTGACTGGGACTCCAACACCGAACGGCCCTCTGGATGCGTTCGGGTTGAAACACCTGGCTCACCCGACATACAAATTGAATTTCAAGACCTGGCGGGACATGACGACGGATGCGGATGGTCCGTTTCGCAGGAAACCACGGCCGGAGGCAGTGACACTTGTAGACGAGCTGCTTCAACCGAGTATCAGAATTATCCAGGATCAGTGTTTTACCCCGACTACTTTGGGGGTATTGGACTTGATGGCACCCCTGTCGTCGGAGCAGAAGGCCGCTATGTCGGAGCTGAAAACGGAGCTCTCATTTATGGTGGAGGAGGGGGAAGTCAACGCAGTAAACCAAGCGGCCCTCCGTTCGAAGTTGATCCAAATATCATGCGGGGCGGTGTACGACCAAGAGCACAAGTCACACTTGATACCCGCGCCGCAAAGACTTGCTATGCTCCGGCAGCTAGTGGCGGAAATACCGGGTAAAATTATAGTATTCGCTCCACTCACTTCGGTTCTGAGGCTCTTGCAGACTTCGCTGGGCGAGACCTGCACGCTGATAGACAACTCGTTTAGCAAGCAGCGAAAGCTGAGACTGCTAAGAGACTGGCAGACGAGCCCTACTAGCCGCGTCCTTCTGTCACACCCAGGTCCGGTGGCTCGGGGTATTGACTTGTCCATGGCGAACACCATAATATGGTACGCACCGATTGATCGCACCGAGTACTTCATACAGGCCAACGAGCGCATTAACGGGATCAATCAGACGCGCGCCCGCTACATCATCCGGATGTATGGCTGCGAGATCGAGCGTAAGATTTACGAGCGCCTTGAGAGTAACCAGGCGTTGCAAGGTCTGATACTACAGCTCAAGGAGATGAAGATATGACTAAGCAAGAGATACAAGACCGCGTTGTCGAGCTGCTGGACCTTCGCCCGGTAGGCAACGTAGAAGCCTGGGCGGCCGAGTTGAAACAGCTTACCGCGGAGTACAAGCGGCTGGTGCGCCCGCAGGGCGCGTACCTAGACGGCGAATGGTTTGGAGGCTATCATGGACAACGCTGACTTCGCCATGAAGGCCAAGGAGAAGCTGGTGCCCCTGAAAGAGGGTGAGGTAGTCGAGTACACGTCGTCCCTACGGGGCAACTTAGGAGACCAGAATGACTGAAGAACTGACGGCCGTACAGAAGCTAACCGAGTATGAGGTGGACAAGCTGATCGGTGGGTACAAGGCCATCGAGGAGGCCCGCGACGTTCTGGTAGCGGAGCACAAGGCTCAGATCAAGCCTCTCGAAGAGAAGATGCAGGAGATCATCGGCGCACTGGGTATCAAGCTGTCCACGTCTGGGCAGGAGAACTTCAAGACCGTGTATGGTACGTACTACGAGAGCACCATCAAGAGGGTGAAGGTTACTGACCGCATACGCTGGCTTGAGTGGGTAGTCGAGCAGCAGGCGTGGGAGTGTCTGACAAGTCATGTGACTAAGGAAGAGGTTGTCAAGTGGGCAGCACAAGGGGGTGAAGACCCACCAGGCATAGTTATTGAAGACTACACGTCCGGCCACATAAGGAAGGCATGAACATGGATATAATGCTAATAGGAATAGCTTGTGTAGTGGCTGCGGTAGTGCTATCTACTTTAGCAGTGTGGTGGATTGATAAATTATGATCATCAAAAAGGGCGACTACACATTCTGCGGCGAAGACACGCGCCCTCACCGCTGGGCACTGAATATTGATGGCACGCTGGTTCAGCTCGACAGGCTGTCCTACGCCGAGTTTGTCGCCCGCACCCCGGACATAGACAAGCACAAGTCGGGTCAGCCCACCATGTACTACGTTGCAGACGATGGCGGGTTCGCCACGCTGTACCCGCCCGCCGACAAGGACTACGAACTCGTTCAACTTTCAAACTAGGAGCAACACATGGCTAACGATCTAACGCAAGTACAGGAGTTCAAGTGGCTCGCAGAGATGTCCATCGACGCTGGCGACTTTGAAGACGCATCGGCCGGTGGCCGCGGCGAGCTGCCCGACCAGCTGTCCATCAAGGACAACGTGTTCACCTTCAAGACCAGCGAGGGGACGACTGACGCCCCCAACCCGCGCCAGCTATACTTCTCCTACCTCGGCGGTAAGAAGCCTAAGAGCCGCTCCCTGTATCAGGGGGCGTTCAATGACGATGACCTACAGGCGCCGGTATGCACGTCCGTGGATGGCGTCAGCTTCGAGGAGGGCTCTCAGCCACCCGTCATAACGGACCCCGCCCACCCGCGCTGCGGGCAGGAGACACGCAACTGTCGCGAGTGTCCTATGGCGAAGTGGGGCTCGGCCGTCAGTGTGAAGACTGGTAAGGCCGTGCCTGCCTGCAAGGAGCACAAGGACATCGCCGTAAAGGTGATGGGTGTGCCCGGCGCGTGGCTGTTCAAGCTGCCCCCCGCCTCATTCGTCAACTGGGACAAGGCGACGGCGAAGCTGAAGGTAGCCATCGCTGCCGACAAGGCAGCACATGAGGGGGCTAGCACGCTGTCGATAGGCAACGCCGTGTTCTCCGCCTCGTTCGGCCCTGGCATGGGTAACATTTTATTCGAGCCGGTGGGCTACCTGGCGAAGATACCAGAGGAGATGGCTCAGGTTGTCACACTGCGGCGTGAGCCGGAGGCCATCGACAAGCTGCTGTGGGGCGGCGCGGAGCGCCGCTTGCAGTATGAAGAGGGCAAGGCACCGAAGACTGTACTGCCCGCGCCGCCTACGCCGCAGTCAGCCGATTCGTTCCCAGAGGACCTGCAACGTGATCTGCAACGGGTACCTACTAAGAACGATAGCGCCAAGCTGCAACAGGCGCAGGCCACGTTGCGCGCGGCGGCACAGGCTGCCTCGGACGCGCTGGAGGCCAAGCAGGAAGCGGCCCCAGAGCTGGTACCTGACCAGCCGAAGAAGGCCAGCAAGCCCTCGCCATACAAGGACGTAGGGTCTATCCTAAAGGGTATGGGGCTGCCATCATGAGTATCGGGTTTGTGCGGCTTAAACACGGCTACCCATGGTGCGTGAACAAGTTGGGTAAGATTATAGTGATCGTCGCGTTTGGCGTGGGTGTGTGTATAAGGTGGTAGTCAGTATTTGAACCCTGAAGCGTAGCCATGCTTCTGCAACTCGGGGATGAACTTAGACAGTTTGTCCCCGATGTCGTTCCTGTATAACACGTCGCCGGGTATGTTGAGTTGCTTTAGCGTGCGCATGGCATTCTCCTTCGCGCCCGTTACAGTGTCCGACACCCCGGTGACGACCATAGCATACTGTCCGGCCGTGGCCCACTCGGTCTCACGGCCTTTCTGGAGGTGATAAGGATGGAGCTTCTTTCTATTGTTGGCGGTGACACCGTAGACTGGAAAGTCTGTGACAAGTTCGAGGGGGCTTGGCTCGTATGGGAACGGGCTCATGCACATACTGATGCCGAGACTAATCGCTTCCTGTTTGAACGGGGATTTCACTCCCTTGCCCCGCGCGAGATCATACATCCAAGCGATTGGGTCGCCGTCCATAAGGGCGAGCTGTATCTGAAGCGATGGGTAGCCGAACCGAGTGGTGAACTCTAACGGCCAAGGTGTACCATGATCGTCGATGATGCAGTTAACGTCGATGTCTCCGAGAAACCCGATCTTGACCAGCTCGTCCTCAAGAGGTTTAAGCATCTTGTTGGCGAGCTTAGAGCACTTTGTTATCATAAGAACGGTGCCCATCTCGCCCGTAGTCGTGCCGATCTCTCCTGGCATGAGCTTCTTGTGCTCGAAGTTCTCTTCCCACCCGCCGGAGAACCCGTCGCGCCCCACATAACCCCCTACAGCGAACTCCGTCCCTGGCACAAAGTCCTGTAGGATGAACTCGCTTTTAATCTTCCCTTCCTTCTTCCACTTACCGAGCATGAACAGCATGTCTTCCGGCCCCTTGGAGCAGTAGGATAGGGACTTATCTGCGTCGCCGCAAGGTTTGGAAACCAGCCGCACGTCGTCCCGCTTCTTGACATATGCCACGGCCTGCTCATATGTGGTGCATAACTGTGTAGGAGGGCATTTGATACCATGACGCTCAAGCACCTTCATCCCGAGAAGACGGTCCGTCTCCCACGCTGCGCCTATAGCGTTCGCACCGAAGACGACTTTTTCGGGGTGTTCGGCCCGGAAATGGTCGAGGACCCGGAGGTTCTTACAGTTGTCAGCCAGCACCGTCATGTCCGCCCAGCGGAGCCACGCCTTGAAGTCACCTGTGCGTTTGACGAGACCTTTGCCGACTAGGCAGTAGTGTCGCTCGTTAGGGTTGACATAGTAGACCACCTCGTGTTTCGCCTCCTGCGCTCGCAGGGCCAGGTCTAGCATATCGCCGAACGGATCGACAAACAGTACCTTCATTCTGGCTCTCCCCACGGGTCAAGAATAAGCTCGTCGTCATCCTCGTCCCAGTCGTCCGGTTCAGTGAACATCATGGGCTCCTGTTAGTGTGGCTTCCTAGGTCTAGGTTTAGTTGAATACGGCTCGTGTGTCAAGCCTGGGCCTAGTGGCAGCAGTGTCTCCGCCCAGTTCTTGGGCTTAGGCTTCTGCCCCTCTACCTGCTCTCTGGTTTTCTCCGGCAGGAACCCTTCAAGCTGCCCGAATATGGGTATGTCTTTGAGCAGCTTACCTATCAACTGCCCGTTGGTCTCCGCGGTGCTGCCCACCTGCTGTGCCTTGCGCCCGGAGTTCCTTATCTTCCCCTCGGTGTGTGTGGCCCAGTCAGCGAACATAGACGCTAGTGGGGTAAGTGACTGGCCTATAAGTGAGGCTGCCGCCCAGGGAGTTACTGTACCGCGTACCACGTCTGTCGCAGCCTGCATCACAGCCATGGCTCCGTGACGGGTCATCATGGCCCGCTGGTCACCCGTCATCTCTTTGAACTTCTCGTCTATCCATGGCATGGCTATGGATAGCCCTAGCCCCAGGAGCACAGCTTGCTTCAGCGCCCGCTGTGCCTCGAACGCAGACTTAGCAGCTCCAGCCTTATCACCGCCTACCGCCCTCTGTGTCGCCTGCGCTGCCTTGAACGCGGCCTCCAGCGGCTTCATGGACTGCTGTATGGTGAAGTAGTGATACCTGGCAAAGTTATTCACCAGCTTACCCAGCTTGTCTTCAGTGAACGCCGATGGCGCGCGAGATATCTTAGCAGCCAGCTCTCCCATCTCTGGGTGTGGTACCTCGGTAGGTATGCGGTACGGGGGGACGGCCTTGTGGGCCTGCCTGATGGCGTCATCCAGCCCCATGGCCTTGTGCAGCGGCCCGGACTGCATGTAGTCACGCACCTGCGTCAGCATCATAAGGTCCTGGGCGTACCCCATGGCGTCGTGAGACGCTTTCCACCACGCCGCAACAGGTGCCGCGGCCTTGCCTGCTAGGCTAGGTGCGGGCTTCTCCTCTCCTGACATGAGGCGCACCATGTCCTCCATGGTAGTGTAGGCTTGCGCCGCCTTGTCGCTAGACGTCCAGAGAGCCCCGCCGTGCTCCAGCACCTTGCGGTAGAACCCGTCGTTGCGGCCCTGCATGTCCTGTACGGCCTTCAGGAAGTTCTTCGGCGACGACAGGTGTATGTCGGACAGGAAGCCCACACCTACGTTGAGTATGTGGGGGATAGGGATGCCGAACATGGTACGGGTGAGGAACTGGTTAGCCGCTACAGCCTGGTCTATGAGGCCCACCTTGCTAGTGTCAATACCGCCCCAGCGGTCCAGCGCGGCGGCTAGCCTAGGCTCGACATAGGTGCCTTGCATACCGGGGAACTCGGTGGTACGCCACCCCTTGCTCTTCCCCACGTTCTCCCCGCCAGCCCAGCCGCGCTCCATCATCTCGGCCTTGAGAGCCTTGGTGTCTGCCATCTCCCGGATGGACCTCTCTAGGTGTATCTCGGCCAGCTTGTAGGCGACCAGGGGGTCCTTGATGTACTTCTCCGGGGTTGGCAGGTCCTTGGTGGCCTCCTCTATCTCTCCTATGCGGGCTGTCTTGGTGTCGTAGCTGCCCTCAAATATGGCGCGGTCTCTATCATTCTCGGGCCGCACTAATGTGAAGTTCTTAGTCTTGGGGTTCATGCGCACCACGGCGCGCTCCCCGTTAGGTGCCTCTATGGCGTGATACACCCGCTGGTTCAGGCTCATGTCATCGGACTTGCGTGTCATGCCGCGGCCACGCCTGCCCGAGATGGGGTCCATGGCCTCTTGCTGGTCTAGGTTTAGCTGCCTGTCCGCGTATCGCTCTGGTATGCGTGGCATGTAGTTCTTGTCGAACTCGGCCTTCATGGCCTCTATGTCGTCGTTGGAGTAGCCACCTTCTTGCCTCGCCATGGCTACCCGTTGGTTGTACAGGTCGTACACTTTCTCCTGCAGGGGCACGATTAATTTCTCGTGTAGGGCCTCCTGCGCGGGGGTGAGTGGCACAGAGGTATCACCCTGGGACTTAGCCAGTAGCGCGTTAACCGTGTTAGGGTCCTTCAGCTCAGGGTGTTCCTTCACAGCCCCCTGTAGGAACTCGTTGGCCTGCTGTAAGTTCGACTGGTGTGCACCCTCTCTCTGGTAGTGGCTAAGGTCTATAGCGTTCACGTCCTCTCGGGTGACTGGTCCTGTAGCCTTGGGGGCTTGCTCTGCCCCTACGGCGGGGCGCTGGCTAAACCTGGAGTGTCCGTTAACGAAGTCAGCTAAATCCTCCGGCGACTTTATAAGCCCAGCATCATAGGCGGGCTTGGCGTCTGTCAATACCTTATCTTTAACACCGGCAAACGTATTCTTGCCGGACTGCAATGATTTGAATAGTCCCTCGTATAAGTTTGAAGTCATACTCTTGCCCATACCTGACAAGTTTACAGAGCCACTCCCAGTAGCTGGTGGTGCTTCTGCGGGGGCTGCTGGCTGAGGGGTTTCGGCGGCTGGTATGGTAGTAGCGGAGGCATCCTTGGAGGGCACTCCAGGCTTCTCCCACGCAGCCGGGTTTTCTGCTCCGATGAAGCCTCCTGTCTTCTCGAACGCTCGGCCCATGGCGCCTAGCGGTCCAGTCACTAGCGGCGTCAGCGCACCTGCGACGGAGCCTGCCTGCCCGAGTAGCTTGCTGGGTATGTCGCTGTGCGCCCGCGAGTAGTCTTGCCCCTGCTGGTAGCCCTCAGCCATCTGCCGCGGTATATCAGTGATCGGCTCCAGCGTATCGGCTACTTCCGCGCCAACCTGCTTGGCGGACGGTAGCGAGGCATAGGCGCTCTTGATGTCGTCGACCAGGCCGCCGCCCTCGGCTGGCTTGCCCTGCGGCTTGAACGCTGCCCACGGGTCTGTCTTGTCTGTAGCAGGGGCCTGCGGCTTGAACGCTGCCCACGGGTCTGTCTTGTCTGTAGCAGGGGCCTGCGGCTTGAACGCTGCCCACGGGTCTGTCTTACTGTCCAAAGTTTGTATACTATTTCGGACAGGAGCCTGTTGTGTTGACGTGGGGGCGGTGGGGGCCGTCACTGCCTGTGTGGTAAACTTGGGCATCCACTTGTTGACGAAGGCGGATGCAGGCGCGCTTGGGTCGCCACCGTTAGCCGATATGTGTCGCGCCGGGACCAGGGAGCCTGCGGGCTTGTCAGGGTTCTGCAACATGCTGAGAGCGCCCGCGGCCCCCTGCTGGTGTGCTAAGTACAGCTCGTGAGGCGCAGGCTCCCGGCCCAGTGCCCCCTTTAATGTGTCGTAGTTCTCCCGTGTACCCCTCTCGAAGCGTTCATCCTCGGTTCCCTGCCCGCCCCACCCAGGCCCCATTTGATAGGTGCCATGATACTGTGAGCCTGGCCGGTCTGGTATGGTGCTACCCCGGCTTTCTATAGCAGCCGTTGACTTCTTGTACTGGTCGAAGTTTAAGCTGCCCCACTGGTTATCGGGCTGCTGTGCGGGCTGCTGTGCGGGCTGCTGTGCGGGCTGCTGTGCGGGCTGCTGTGCGGGCTGCTGTGCGGGCTGCTGTGCGGGCTGCTGTGCGGGCGCTTGCTGAGGTGCCTGTGGCTTGAATACGGACCATGGGTCAGCGGCCGGTGCTGTCGCTGCACCTCCAAATTTCTGTACTACGTCGGCAGGCTCCCCCTGCTGCGTAGTGTATTTAGCCCATGGGTCGTCTGTCACGGCACCCTGCCAGTGCGCCCATCAGGTAGTATTATCGGAGTACCCGAGGGCAGCTTGCTCGCTTCATCGGGGCTGCTTACTTTTACTGGTTGTCCAGCGCCTGCTGGAGCTGCGGCACCCGGCGGACCCTTCTGTGCTTCATCAGATGCAGCCTGCGTAGCCTTGCTATCGTTAGCGTTAGCCCCCGCGTATGACTTAGCTGTGATGCTTTTGTAGAAGTCCTCGCTTTCCTTACGAGCGTCAGCTAATATTGCTTCCCTTTGCTTGGCGTCAGCAGTGCTGTGATACCTCTCCATCAAGCTGGCCTGGTCAGACGTGTGCTGGTCTAGGCGAGCCTGCTGCGCCGCCGATAGCCCGTTGAACTTGCGGTCCTGGTTGGCCTTGCTGTCTGCCGCCTTCTGCCCGTCGATGCCCTCTTTGGCTTTGTTGTGTCGCTCGCGTTCCGCCTCCGCCATAGACTGGTTGTGTGCATGTCCCGCCTGTACCTGGCCCGTCCACGCTCCGGTGTGCGCTTTTAACTGCTCCCCATACTGCTCATTCATCTTGCTCATAACCTGGTCGACGAGGCCGGGGCTCGTGCCAATCCCACCTCCCGCACCTGGCTGCATAGACCCGCCGACGGTGCCCTGCCGCAGCTTCTCTGCATAGTCCATGGCGTCTTCGTATGTAGGCGCCTTGGGCATCGGGTTGGCCTTGCTGAAGGCTGCGTAGTCGTTGAGCGGGCTTACCATCCACGGGGCTTGGGCGAAGTTACCGCCACCGCCACCGCCACCGCCACCGCCACCGCCGTAGCCTTGCTGCGGTAGCTGTGGGGCGCCGAGGGTCTGGCCCATCTGAGCCTGCGGGAAGACGCGCTGTCCGGTGGCGCCAGAGGGAGGAGCAGACCCCTGACCTCCACCGGACCCTCCACCTTGCGGCGGAAGCTGATCTGCAGTTTGTCCGCTCGGCATGGGGCCTTGCATGCGCCCTGCGTTGACATAGTTATTCCGCGGGCCAGCAGGAGCTGGCTGGTTGAACTGTGGGGTGGGGGGTAGCCCCTGTGGTTGCTGCCCGCCTTGTGGTGGGATTATGTTTGATGGGTTCGTAGCGCCCTGATTACCAGACAGCAGGGCGCCGCCCACTGCCCCTTGCGGCGACTGAAACGTGCCTGGCGTTATGTTCGACTGCTGTTGCCCCGGCACCATGCCTGGCATGGGCATACCTGCTGATGGGTTGCCCGCGGCCTGCGCCGGGTCTGCGCCGCCGTGTAGCTGTGCGACTAGGCCGATGGTTTTCTGTAGCAGCTTCTGGAATGTGGGGTTGCCGAAGATGCCGTTGTTGCCGTCGCCGCCACCGCCACCGCCACCACTGTCTTGTCCGCTTGTGTCGCTCATATCATGCTCCCGTAGGTGAGCTATTGGAGTTGCTGTATGTCAGGGTGCCGCCGCTCGGCGCCGTGACACTCTCGCTAAGGCTGGATAGCAGGCCCTGTATCATCTGCCCCGCCGACGCCAGGTTACTGCCCTGTAGCCCGTAGGCCTGTAGCTGCCCGGAGAGCGCCCCCAGGTCGAGCTGGCCCGCCTGGTTGATAAGTGTGCCGCCTGCGACCACGCCGCTCTCATACTGGTTTTGCAACGCTGTCGCTGTAGCTGCGCCCGTGGCCTCGCGGCCTACCTGCGCTGTCTGCCAGGCGTTAGCGAAGTTGCCCGTGGTGGCGCCCTGCACTTCCGACCCGTAGGGGGTGTTAGCCACACCTGACTGCGCCGAGGCAGCACCCGCCGCGCTCTGTGCCTGATTGAGATAGTAGTTGTACGCTGTAGTCATAGGATCGAATGCGGTAGCTAGGGCCTGGTTGGCGTAGCCTAGGTCGCCTGAGAACGCTGTGGACAGCCCCGTGCCAAGTCCCTGAAGCTGCGACGCGAGCCCGCCTACCTGGCTAGCTGTAGCGTTAGCTGTGCTGACTGCGCCCGCGCCACTCGCCCCTAGCTGGCCTGCGATGCCCTCTACCTGTCCGGCATAGCCCGCCGCCTGGGGGTTGGTCATGGTGGCCCCGCCACCCGAGCTGACAGGGGTTGATGCGCCGCCCAAGCTGCCGACCGCGCCCCCGATAGCGTACTCGTTCGCGTTGTACTGGGGGTTGGGTACGGTCCACGGCACCCCGGAGAACGAGTTGGCATTGCCAAAAGGTTGAATTGAAGTAGCCATAATATTCTCCTAGTTCCCAGGGGCGCGGGAAGTGAAACCGGACTGACTGACGGGTAGTTGGAACGAGCCGAGCCGTACCCCAGCCTGCGCTGTAGTGCTGACGCTAACCGACGCCATGTTGAACACAATGGGACTGGGCCATGTGATGTCGAACGGGGCGAGAAACGTGGCCGCACTCTCCGTGTAGCCAGTGTATATGGCCGAGCTACCTAGCACGTTGCCGTTCACATCTTGCACTGACACGTTGTATAGGTTGCCCCCTGCTGGTACGCCGAAGTAGGCTAGTGAGCGCACTGCGGATAGCTCGCTCATGTCGTTGCGGTCCGGTATCAGGGCAGACGTAGACACACACTGCATGGGGCTGCCTAGCTCCGTGTAGGAGCTAGCCGCTGTCGGCACCAGGCTAAAGTTGTACAGCCCCGTCACTGTAGACGAGGTGTAGGGAGACACGAAGAACGAGTTGCCCAGGCTGTTTATGAGCCCCACAGGGAAGGTGTGCGGGCCATGCCAGCACTGCCGTGTGATATCGTACACCCACGTCTCTATGTTGCTCGTGACACTATTAAACATCCCGAAACACAGGTTGCTTGCGTTGTAAGCGCCAGCTATTCGGGACAGCGGTGAGGCATATACGAAGGGGGAGGGCTTACCCGAGCCGCCGTAGCCGATGGGGGGCTGCATGTGCCCCTGCAGGTCTATGTAGCGCAGCCCATCAGGGGCAGCGAAGAACAGACCTAGGGGTGTGGAGATGACACTGTTGGGCGCCGTGGTGCTCACGTTAGCGTTCATCTTCTGGAGTGACAGGTTACTCGTACCCGAGCCACTCGCGCCCTCCACGTCTCCAGTTATCTGGAACACGTCAGGCGATCCCTGTCCTGCGGACTTGAACACGTACAGCGCCTGCACCACGCCGCCCGTGGTCAAGTTGGTCAGCGACAGACAGCCCATGCCTACAAGGGGCGTTAGGTCTCCGAAAGTCAGTATGACGCCCGCGACCGCGGCGCTCCGCGAGAGCGGTCCACTAGCTACGCCTAGCACGTCGGAGAACTCGACAGAGGGGGGCGTGTTGCCACCAGGGTTCAAGGCGAACCACGCGCGCCCATTAAACTGTGTGATCCACACGGGCACTGATGGTAAAGGGTTGGTAAGCGTGTTCTGCGCGGTGTAGGTAAGCGCCGCTATCGTGGGGTAATAGGTTATGACTATGACGCCGCCGCCGCCAGCTCCGCCGCCGCCTGCCGCACTACCGCCGCCCGCACCACCACTTGAGCCGCTGGACTTCTCGCCACCGCCACCGCCACCGCCACCACCTGGCCCGCCGCCGCCGCCACCGCCGCCAGCTCCATAGCCACTAGCCGACCCGCCAGCGGCACCGTAGCCCGTACCGCCCCCGCCACCGTTCTGCTGACTGCCTGCACCGTAGCCACCGCCACCGCCACCTGCCGCACCTGCACCTGCACCGCCTACGCCCGCTAATCCAGCAGGACCCGCTGCTGCGCCGCCCGCGCCGCCCGCGCCGCCCGCACCACCGTTGCCGCCCGCGCCGCCTGTACCATAATAATTAGCGCCGCCGCCGCCGCCCGCCACGCCACCGCCGCCAGGCGCGCCGCCGCCGCCAGGTGAATATCCTGTACCATAATACGCGCCGCTAGACCCCCCGCCAGCCTGCAATGTAGTGGGAGTGTTGAACCACGTTGGGCCACCGCCCGTGCCAATAAGATACGGGCAAGAAGCCCCCGGAGTTAGAGCAAGGTTGGTATAATACGCCCACCCGGCGCCTGTGCCTCCCGTGCCGCCCGTGCCACCGTTGCCGCCCGCGCCACCTGAGCCGCCC